GCTGAGACTTTCCTGAAGGCGTTCCCTGAAATCCAGAAATTCCCTGACTACAAGATGGTGATTGGTGATTACATTTCTGGCGTGAAAGCAAGAGAATCCAAGGGCAAGTCCTCTGGAGTTATCAACAAAGCACCCAACCAGCCTAAGCCTTCCTCAGCCCCGAACTCTATTCCTTCTAAGGATATGAAGTCTCAGCAAGCCCAGAAGCGTTTTTCTGTATCCAACTCTAGAGATGACCTAGCGTCTATTATCGCTACCCGATTCCTGTAATCATTCAAAACCCCTAAAACCTATATACCTATATGGCTAATCTCACAGAACCCTCCTTCTCGTCTGGTAAGAGAGAAGACCTCGCTGACCTCATTGCTCTCGTTGATGCTAAGGATACTCCTTTCACCTCGATGGCTAAGAAGGGTAGCAAACCCGGAAATACTCTGTTCCGCTGGCAGGCTGATTCTCTTCCTCTCCCGAAGATTACTGGCACAGTTGACGGCACAGATGTCTCGACCTACGACAACTACACCAAGGACGGCTCGGCTCAATATCGTGCTGAACTCAGCAACTACATCCAACTCTACAGACGCTCTGTCCGTGTGTCCCCGCTTACGCAGGACATTTCGACTATCGCTGGTGTTCGTGATGAACTCGCTAACAATGTCGCTAAGGGCATTCAGGCTATCAAGCGTGATATGGAAGCCTCGATGTGTTCCGACAATGGTGCTCAGGCTGACGCTGGTGGTTCTACCCCCTACCTCACTCGTGGTCTCCACAAGTGGCTTCAACCGATTGCCACGAAGGATGCTGTCCTTCCTGTCATCGACCAGTTCTGCACACCGACCGCCAATCGTTCGACTGTCGGTACTGCCGCCCTTACTGAGTCTGTTGTTCAGAATGTCCTCACAGGCATCTATTCCCAGACTGGTCAGTTCAAGGATTATGACCTCCTCTGCGGTACTGCCCTGAAGAGAGCGTTCACGAACCTCGTGTTCACTACGCCCTCCTCTGGCTCGACCAACACCCAGACCGCCATCCGTACCTTCAATCGTGATTCGGAATCGTCTTCCTACATCGCTTCTGTTGATATTTTCGAGGGCGATTTCGGTAAGTTGAGACTCCACCCTTCCCACTACCTCAAGGCTTCTGCTGGCGTTGGTTCGACATTTGTCGGCTATGTCATTCCGTTTGACCAAGTCGAAGTGAGATATGGTGGCAATGTCGCTGGCGTGACGGCTCTGCCGAACGCTGGTGGTGGCGAAGCCCGAATGATTGAAGCGGTTGCTGGACTTTGCGTCTACAACCCCCTCGCTTTCGGTGTGTTCGACTTCACAGCCTAATCCGCAGTAATGTCAGACATCATTCAAAGTCTGGCTGACGCAGTCCCTGCCCACCTTCAAAAGAGGGTGGAGCAGGAACTCCTGTTGGGCTGGAGAATGAATGAGGTCAAAGCAAAGTCGGTTGCTAAGCAATCGGCTATTTTTCACAACTCCAACGCCGCAAAAAGCGTTGATGGTATTGGCGAGAAAATCGCCTCTATCCCTCTGGATGCCTTTCACTACTGGTCTCACAGACTCGGCAAAGAATGCTGGTCTGATGACCAATTCGTGAACGACTTCATCAGAGATAACCCTGAGGTCGCAGTTAAAAATCGCATCAAGCGAACCTGCGTCCAAGGGGCAATTTTTACAGGTGACGGATATCTCATCAAATGAGAACACAGAACTACTCCCAAATCCTTTTTGACGCTCTCCAGTACTCTGGAAATGACCGCCAGAACATCACGGCTGACACCTTTGCTCAGTTCCGTGATTTCAGCGGTGCTCGTATGCGTGAGGCTTGGGAGGCTAACAACTGGGCTGACATCTGTCGCATCATTCCGTTTACGACAGCGGTTGATGTAAACAATGTTACCTACTTCACCCCAGCCGCCAATGCTGGTGAAATCCTAGGGGTGTTTACGAAGAACCCTCAGGAGACTACTAAGGCTGTCCAACTACAGTACCAACTGTATGATGACGGCACGGCTAAGAAAGTCATCCTAAACACGGCTATTGTCGAAGGCTGGTATCTCTACCGCATCGCCTGCCCTGTCATCACAGGAGAACTCTACAGCCCTACTGTGGTGTACTATCAGGGCGTTCAGGTGTACTTTGACTCTGGTTCTGGTACAGGAACTTTCCATCCAGTCCTTGGCAAGCCCTACGCTGGCAACTTTTATACCTGTCTTGTAGTCTCTACGATTGCTGGACAGAATCCTAATACACATCCTGCTAACTGGGCTAAGGTTGAGATTCCTTATATCTTCTCTTCCTTTATGGCTTGGGCTTCTGCGGCTAACTGGCTTGTCTCTGAAGGACAGGTTCAGGAGTCGATTGTGATTGAAGAAAAGGCTAAACAGGTGCTTGATATGGAATACGACAAGACTTTCCGTCAGCAATCCCAATTTGGTCGTATCAATATGACAAACACTTACTAATACAATGGCTAACATCTCATTCACATCTCCCTTTATCCGTGGCTTCACGCATACGGAAACTGCTGTCGGCACTTCCGCTGTTACAGCCCTTGCTACTGCTGTTACTCCCGAAAGACGGGTCAGCGTTCTTATCCAGAACCAACACGCTACTGCCTTGCTGACTGTTGTCCTTGCTGACACAGGCACGACTGGTCTTAAGGTCAAGGCTGGCGAAAGCATCTCGCTGGATAACTACAACGGCATCATCCGTTGCATTTCTGATACTGCCGCCACCCCTGTCCATATCGCCTACGCTGTTTGCTAATGGGCGTTGACTTCAATTGGATAGGCACGACTATATCCTCTGGGTCTAGTCATAACGGCTTTGGCAAGATAGTGTCGTTCCCTAGCGTCCCTGCTGGCTTCCCTGCGGCTGGGTCGTACAACAGCACTCTGACAGATGTCACCTACCCAATTGTTAATGGCGGGGCAAGTGTGGAGGTTGACACAGTAGCATACCCTAGTCAATTCTGCGATGTTACAGTAAAAAACGATGGCTCTGGCGGCACTTATACCGACTGGGGAACTGCAACGGACATTCAGTATTTTGATGGGGGGACTATTGTTACTATTACACAAACACAATCTCCTGTTGAAATGCCAGCCCCCTATGAGGGGAATTACTATGATTCTGAGGTTCAAACCTTAATATTCTACCACGATGGTGCTGGAGGTGCATCAGACAACGCAGCATCTTTTGGTTACTTTGCAGATGGAACAATCGTAACTAATAATCACGATGAAGCACACCAAATCGAAGTGCCTGAAGGTAGTGAAAATTACTACCCTAACGGCAAGTATGATACTTGGCAATGGGATGGTAGTGGTAACATTGAAGAACTTTATAATATTGGCTCTTTCTTTGCCAATGGAACTCTTATTACTGATGTTAATCAGACTGTTGATGTTCCAGCAGACAGCGGAAGTTATTACGACAACGGCAAATACACTAGGTATAACTGGAATGGTTCTGGTGGTGTGACTACATTAACAAATCAAGGTTCGTTCTACGCCAATAATACCACAATTAGGACTGTAGACCTCGCAACTGAAGTACCTGCTGAAAGTGGCAATACTTACCCCAACAACCTGTTTACTATTTACAAGTGGAATGGTTATGGTGGGTATACAGAAACAAGTGGTGGTTCTCACTTTCCAAATGGGACTTACATCTTTGACGATGGAACGGATGCTTGGTACTGGGACGGCTATGGCGGCTATTACTCTGAATCCCTATAACAATGACTACTGCTCCTAAAACACTCCCCAAAGGCTGGGTTGCTTTTGTCCAAGGCACTAAAGCCCAACTAATTTCCGAACTCAAGAAAGACGGCAAATACTACGGACAACTCACCCTTATCACTAAGCCCACCGAAGCCGAACTCCTCACCGAACTCGCCCGCCTCAAAATCTCTTTACCTCAATGATTACACTTATTATTGCTACAGTTGCCTTCCTTGGAGGCGTTTATGTCGGCACACGCTGGTCTGAAAAGATTAAGTCTGTCTACTTTTCTATCGTTTCTCAGTAATGGCTAATGAATACCTAAAGGACGGAGACATCGGATTTGTCGGGCTTAACAGCCGTGACAACCCTAGTGCTCTGCCCCAAGGTATCGTCAGTCAGTCTCAGAACTTCAGATTAGACAGGGGTGTTGCCACAGTCCGTAAGGGTCTGCAACGCAAGACAATTGGTGCTCTTATTGGGCAGACTGTCTATGGCGTAGGTACTTACATCAACAGCACAGGACAGGAAATCATCGTCCTTGTGGTTACGAATGGTTTGTTCTCCTATAACCCGCAATCCGAAACCCTGTCGGCTAAGGTTAACTTCCCTGCTGGCGAGACTATCACGACCCAAGACGGCTGTGATGTCGTTATGGCTACTGACCACATCTACATCAGCCGTGGTTGGTCTAAGCGTCCCCTTGTGTGGGACTTGGCTACTTCAGTTACAGCATTGGCTTCTTCTGGAACGGGACACGAATTCCCGAACTGCACGGGTCTGCTGAACTATGCGAATCGCTTGATAGCCCTAGGCAAGTTCTATACGGATGCCTCGATTAGAAATCCTGATACTATTTCTGTTTCTAATTTCCTAGACTTTAATCATTGGGATGCTCTTGATGCTTTTACCATAAACAGCGGAAGTAACGACCAAGTTGTCGGTGTCGCTCCTTGGACTCTGAATGAGTTCTTGGTGTTTATGCGTAACAGCATCTTCTATGTGAATGTCGGCTCTAACCGCTATGTCACAGGAGAAGCCCTCAGCAATGACTCCTATGTCAAGACGCTGGCTACCGACATCGGTTGCTCTGCCAGAAAGTCCGTAGTTCAAGCGGGTGGGGGCGTGTTTTTCTTGTCTGATAATGGGATTTACTTCCTGCAACCTCAACCCGCCTCTGCGGAATCGATGAAGTTGCTCACGATGGCTGACCCTATCTCAGCCCCTATTGACGATGTTATTCAGCGAATCAATCGCAACTATGCTCATCGTGCAGTTGCTACCTATTGGAATAATCGGTACTATCTTGCAGTACCTCTTGATGGCTCTGTTGATAACAATGCCATTCTGGTATATAATTTTATTCTAAGACAATGGGAATCCATAGATACCTATCCTGCTGGATTTGATGTCTTTGATTTCATTATCGCCAAGAAGGACAATCAGCGTAGAATGTACATCGCTGACACGGACAAGGGTATATTCCTGTCTGAGCAGTTAAACTGGGATGAGTACGATGACTGGGCTGTCGGAGACCCTAATGCTGGAAAGCCCGTTCTCCCATTCTATATTCCTACTACATTAGAAGCATTGTCATTTCCTGCTAGCCCTATTAATGCCCTCTTAAAGACCCGCAGATACTCGTTCAACAGC